AGCGCTGGTTTCAATGTCGCTTCCAGAGTCGGCCACCGTGAGATTATGCTTTTGCGTAAGGGCTACAGCGCTGGTTTCAATGTCGCTTCCAGAGTCGGCCACCGTAAGGTACTGCTTCTGAGTGAGCGCAAGGTCAGTAGGAGTAACTACGTTCTCATTGAAGGCATCATTCACCAAGATCGGGATGATCGGGACAATAGTTAAGTCTGTGGGGATAACTACGAACTCATGGTAGTTATCTGCGTCCATTGCAAGGGTGTCGATCCTGACAAGGGTTAGATCGGTAGGAGTGACTTCATTTACATTGAAGGCATCGTTGACAGCTAGGCTGTGCTTCTGAGTAATGGCGAGGGGATCGTCAACTTCATTTACATGATAGTTGTCAGCGTCCATTACAAGATTGTGGACTCCCGCACCCGCCTCAAACTTGTAAAAGACAACGATTTTGGAGCTAAATATAAGGTCTGCTACCTTGACATCTGTATAGAGATCCTGGGCCGTTCCAGGCATAACCATTGCTTCGATGGGAAGGAGGCCAGGAAAGTTCAATCCTAGAGTGGACCAAGTTGATTTCGCATCATCGCTACCCATTATGTCGTAAGTGTCATCCCCCCAGGTCGAGTATCCAATTTGGAAATAAGCTCCAGAACTGCCATCGTTGTGCAATACCGCTATCCAGTAAACTGTCGTGTCAATAGACTCGTAGGGGGTATCAAAAAGACCAATGTGCCACGCACTAGCAACTTCCAACTCAGCTACCGGAATTTGACCATCAGCGAGTGGTGAGCCAGGATCGGCCCCTGCAGCGTGGAGTTGCAAATCTATCTCAGTTGGTACGCTGGAAGAATAGCCAAAAACGCCCATGCCTATAATTTTACCGCCCTCGGCTGCGAACTCTGAAGCGACAGCTTCCCATGTCGCACCATCATAAAGATCCCAACTTCCTTGCATGTTACTAAAAGTTTCAATGGCATGGCCGGTATGGCCAAGGATTTGGTGGGAAATCCCTCCATCAGGGGCTTTAATACGGCTCCCATCTAGCTCGTTGTCGGTGGCATACTCACAAGCGCCTTCAAAGGTAGCCCCGCTCGAACAATCCACAGTATGAACGAAGTGTAAGTACCCACCATCTTCATCCCATTCGTTGGGGTCATATCGAGCAAAATACTCTTGGTTTCCTGCGCCACTTACCTGTTCAGAGATCATCTCCATTTGGGTCATAAGCTGGAGAATGTTGCTAACATCGGTTTGAACTATGTAGAGGTAAGCGTTGTAGAGAGTGACCGGATCTTTATCATCCTCAGTTAAGATTCGGATGCGATACCAAGCCTTATCCACCATCGTAAACGTAGTGCCAAAAGAGGCATGATGTACGGTCCCATCGCCTGTGGAGAAAACCTGGACGGTTTCCAACTGCGTCCAGTTGACGTTATCCTGGCTGTATTCAATGTCTAGCTGAATGTAATCCTTGTAGCTCTCACATGAATATGTGAAATAGCATTCGACTGTTGGGGTGGGTTCCCAAAAGCGGGAATCATAGTAAATATACTTTGGGGAAGCATTGGTCAGGGCTTCGGTTGAAACTGTCATGTAAGCCCCGATTTGGGGATGAGAAACCGTATCGGTGATCTCGGTTGCATGACTCTGAAGAATAATTATTTTAACGTCAGCAATGGCTCCATTGGTAAACCAGATAGCGCTGGCTCCATCCCTGGTGTAAGCCCTAACCGTGCCGGTGGGCGGCAGATTAGTTATGGGAGCGGATCTGTAGCGTGTCCAACCTGAAGAGTTGGGTGGAATAGTTATGGAACTACCTGTGTAGGCTGTACTTCCATCGAAAGCGCAGAGGTCTACGGTTAAAGCCTCAGAACCATGACCGTTTTGGGCAGTCACTTCAAGGTGGTAGGTTGCGTCACTATACTTGGCTAACTCAATATAGGCCCACCCAGGCAGTCCTTGGGCAGAGACTCCGCCATAATCGGTAACTATCATGCATATTTCTTGTCGGAACTTCTGCGTCATTTACGCCTTCCAACTACCCAATCTTGCGTAACCTGACTCCACCTGGACTCTCTCGGAATGGGTCAGCAACCTATTGAAATGGATCTCCATCCTGTCATGTACCTTCGGACTGTTTACCGGATCAGACTCCACGGCCCAGACCGTTGCATCGAGATCGTCAATGCCTATGGACTCAATCCAAGCCTTAAACTTTTTGGTGTGCATAAAAACGTCTTTGACCACATAGACGTTGGAGTCAATATCGCCTACGAATCCTGCCAACCCCGCCTTAAACAAGGACTCATCGGCCATCAACTCGGCCAGTTTAGCTTCCTGGTCAGGAGACAATGCAGTCTCGAACCCAACGAGTATTTCCTTGAGGGTAAAGCTGGCAGAATAGGCGCTAAATCCAAGCACCTTGTCTATCTTCCACAGAACGTGCCAGTTCTTGCCGCTCCTCCCATCAAGGGGATAACGATATGTTTCCATGCTAGTACCTCACCGAAAAAGGCCACACCCCTCTCGGAGTGTGGCCTATACCAGGGAAAAAGGAGAGAGGTTCCATATCCCTCACCCCTATGAGGGATCTCGATTATCCACCTATCTAGGTGGGATCACGCAGGGTGATCGTCCAGGCCGGGGTATTGACCTTGTTTCCACCTGTCAAGTTTTGCTGAGTGCAGGACGTAACATAAAGCACGTTCTGCAAACTCGCAGACGATGAATGCCATTGAACAAGACCCACATGGCTGGCATTTGCGCTCGATGCAACACCGTTGACTGACATCGATGTCGCTACGCTAACCTGAAGCTCCCGACCATTGGGAGAACCCTCGCCAGGGCCAGTATAGTTAGCCGAAGTAATGGTTTTCTCAGCCAACCGGAACCCGCTAGAGTCCTTATCCTTCTGAGCATTGGAGTATGCCGAAGCTCCTACCGGCTCTGAGGTCAGCACCACTAGCCGTGTAGCGTTCGACTTGATGTAGCCCAACGCCTCGTCCAAAACATCATTGTGTACGTTCTTGCCCATCTTCTGTCACCTCCTTCTTTTGATTGTCGTAATCTGGAAAAACCGGCCTCCAATCGGGCCGGTCATGGAATGTATTAACAGGAGCAAACAAGATGTTGTTTTCCGTGAGCTTTAGATAGCTCCTGTCGCCCCATTGGTAAGCTCGATGAATCCACAGCGCAAACAGAGTGCCAAGCTGATACTGGTTCTGGTTGAAGTTAACCATATCCGGCACGAAGGCATCCATCGATAAGCGCTCGGCTTCCTCCTGATCTTCGTCCCAGGTCCACTCCTCAGAAGGACCGCAATGTTGCTCGAACTCCGTACAGGCTCTCTTGAGGATCACCGGCACTTGTTCCGGCAACGCCAAGTCCTTGGCCTCTTCCGCACTCATCAGAGAGGCAGTTATAGGAACGTCCAGAATCGTACCGGATCTGGAAGCTCCATTCTGGAAAATCCCTCTGATTTGTCCGTAACGAAAATGGCCCTCCTTGGGTGAATGGTTGTACCAGTATGCCCCATACATCTTGTCAGAGTTCATCCTGTCGCCCTCAATCCCACATTTCGAGGCGATGTCGAGTTCCCGCTGCAGATAGTAGGTGAAGATCAATTCCTCCAAATTGCGTGGAGCGACCACCACTTTCCAACAATGTTTCTGACACCAGATCGGAACCTTGTTCTGCTTGTGAAGGACGTTGAAAAGGACTTTGTGGTGGAAGTTACAGTTCTGGACGTAAGTGGGTTTGTGATAGTACCAGGGCGCAGTTGGATGAGGTCTGCGATGATGGTCGATCTTCCCATCAGCACCTCGAAGCCAGTACCCCTGACCAGTAGGGGTCGCCAGGAATTTCTCATTGAAATCCCTTTTCTGGGATTCGAGGTAAAGGTTAAGCGTTGCTACCATTTTTGCACCTCCGACTAAGGTTCGAGTAGCGATAGGTAGCGGTCAGCAAACAGTACGGCTGATCCTCGGAGTGCAGAGGGGTATTCCATTCTGCGCTGAGTGAGATTGATAGCGGAGCCATCTTGGATGCCCAACATTATCCCCTCGGTGCTAGTCCAGAGCGCAGCCGGACCATAGAAGTCGCCACCACCTACCTTGCTTGCTTCAATGACAACATCGGTATCCTCGATTGCCGGATAGTCACACACAAGCCTCCTCCTCATTTCTTGTGGTAACTGGCCCTCGATGAATATCGTGTTGGTTTCCAACCCAACGAAAATACCGTTGGTAACAGGTCGAAACATACGGATCTCACTCTCAAAAGGCAGGAAATTCCTGGCCAGATCAAAGAGGTTCAGACCGTACGGCTCTGAGTGCCATGCGACAGCACCCTGGATCACATAGATGTGACCGTAATGGTACGCTAGGCGGGAGCCTACAGGAGGCCCAACAAACTCACGATCTGTATCGGGTCCATAGTGGGTTCCCAAGCTCCAGGCATGGTTGATACCATCCTCGATGTAGCCTGTCTCGAAGCCATTGGCATAATAAGTACGGCCACCAAGCTGCAAGTAACGCATCTTTGCGCCTTGGGTCACAGTTGCAACTTCCTGGCGACTGTAATCAGCCCCTAATAGATACAGCTTGGTTCCGTTAACAAAAAGGCATGGGCCACCCTCGCAGAACATGGAGTGAACCTCCTCGGTCCTGGTGGTGGGAGCAAAGCCCTTTCGTCTGCTTATCCTGCCTGTCTCGTCATGGTCTACGTTGTAGGCCGCAGCGAGATCCTGAACCCCTGTTTGGGGATCGTATGGCAGACGCACAGGATCTATCTTGTTATTCAAGCCGTTAGAGCTTGAAAAGATGCGAATGGGTTCAGCCATGAGAGAAGTAAGAGTCCCAATCTATTTCGGTTTCGATGCCTACCGGAATCCTCGTTTGTGGCCCCAGGTATATACGGAGTTCCCCTTGAGCTTCAGCAAACTTCTTCGTGTACCAGATCGTGTTGACCTTTTCACCCTCAAGACCATCCTCGATCTCTTCGTAAATCTCTCTACACGCATAGCTGACCAGCAAGGGTTCAACCAGGTGTTCCGGCAGGATCTCCACCTTCTCTGTTCGCATATCAATGCGATCAGGGTAACGCCAGTAATTCAGGCGAATGGTTTCTGAAGAAGAAGGCACTCGTTGGTAATACAAGTGCCTCCCTTTTATAGCCAAACCGACAATCCTACCTGTCTGATCGAGCATAGAAAACCAGCGAAGCAACTGTACGGTGGACGGATAGATTTTGATCTGACGGTTGTGAGAGGTACTATGCGCCCACCTCAGATTGCGCTGATAATCTCTCGGCAGGGGTATATGATTCACACCAGGATCGGTTTCGACATCAACGAAGGTTTCCAGATCCTCAATCAGATATTTCCCACAGATCCACCTCAAGCCGGTATTGAGCTTGTCCAGGATCTTGGCATAGGTGTAGGAAGCATCATCGATTTTGTCCTTAACCTTCTGAACCAGCGATTGGGCAACATCAAGGTGCGGTAGGACTTCGGCATAGGCTTCTACTGCCGATAAGTTCGCATCAAGCGTGTTGGCCATTTTAGTATCCTGTGGCTTCCCAGTAGCCGATTGAACTCGAATCCGCAACGATGGTCACGGCACTACCGGCCACCGGAAGGGACTCATTGACAACTGGCGCATTGGCCTGGACTGCGCTTCCCTGGTGCTGAAGCGCTAAGGTTTCACAACTGCGTAGGCCGGTATTGATGTCTCCACCGCCAACGGACGAGCAATCAAACGTGCCAGAGTTTCGCCTTTTGTTGCCAAAAACTGTCTTTACGGTAATCGCACTTTCAAAAGCCATCTGCTTACCCTTTCGTTTTTGTGAAGAAACGAGAGGTAGGCAGACGTATGACTACCTCTCGTTTATGGGTTTAGATCAGTCGATCATCAGCCAAACCGGATTGTATTCGGTGTCTTTACCGGCAGTACCGAAAACGATGGCGTAAGGCTGGCAAATATCTACGGTGAGAGCGGTGGTAATAGCGATCATCGAGCCAGCGGTTGTGCCACCAATGGTCAGGATCGTACCGACTCCTGGAGTCGCTGTGGTCAGCACATTGGCCACGCCACCTGTCTGATTCCAGAAGAAGTGATTGGCCGGAACAACCATCGGGGGAACTCCGGTCATAAAAGACTCTTCCGTTTGAGACTCGGTAACGCCATACCAGGGACTCTGCGTCAGGGTGAACTGAGTTGTCGTTGTGACCAGGGCCACCCGAATCGCATCGACCAAACCAACGATGATGGAGGTTCCTGAGAGGGCGACTGCACTTGACGAATTGATGAGGTATTGCTGGCCCTCACCAGTACCGTCATTGGCCTGGAAATAGCCACCAGCGAAGAAATCCGCTGCATAAGCTGCAGCAGCAGAGGAGATGGTTTCCGAAATGGTCATAGCACCAATCGCATGATCGCTGGCGCAATTCTCATCCATCACATCGGCTGCAATCGCTGGAGCGATATTGGCCTTACCGGGAGCCAGGGCTGGAGTTCCAGCCTTGGCATACCGAAACTTGCGACCATCCTTGGTAATCCTCAGAGTGCCAACGGTTTCCTTGGCGACTGCGGAGGTGGCATAAAGTGGCTGAACGAATCCAGCACGTTTTAAGGGAGCGCTCATTTGTTACTCCTGTTGAAGCGCAGTTAATCCGGCCCTCGCCCCGCTTCCTGGGGAATCTTTGTTTGAGGGCCGGTTAGCCACTATTGGCTAGGTGTCATAGATGATGTATCCAACACATTGATCCCGATCCCTAGAGGTGGGGTTGATGTCCATAGCCCGAATCGTCTTGGTGGTATCCACCGTTTCGATCTCGGTTGCCATCAGAGCTATCACCTCGGCATGGGTTCCAGGGGATGTCTTGAATGTTTCAACGGCATAATTAGCCATGATCCACCTCTAAGGGTTGGTCGTGATCGTAAGTGGCCCATCATCTTCAAGAACGTGATAGGCACTCTCTGCCTTGGCATAAGAGTCGTACATCACAAACCCGATACATCGGTCACGGTCCCTGGAGACAGGGTTGATCCCTAGCATTCGCAGGGTTGCTGCGTTATCCAGGCTCTCGACAAATGTCTCCAGTAGAGCCTGGACCTCTTCGAGAGTACCCAAGGGGGTCACATACGTTGAAACCGCATAGTTGGCCATGATCCACCTCTACGAAACAGCGGAGTAAACGATATGGGCCTTCCTGTTGTTGACCACCAAGTTGCCGTCCCAATAGATTTTCATGGTCCGATCTTCTGGCGAATCAGGAATGACCTTCCACTTGTTCCTCATGTAGTACCCTTCTTGGTGAATCGCAAAACCGATGTGCCGACTGTTCAAGAAGAACATGGCGCTGGTGGGGCAAAAATCATCTGGGAAGATGTCTTTGCCTTCAAAGTGCAGACCTGTGAAACCAGCTTTGACCGCAGCGGAACCTTCGGTGGTAAACCGCTGTTGTACCTGGAGAATGTCTGCCACTATGTTCCAGAGAGCTTCGGTAGTGACTACCAGATTGGGTTTCCCGCCAACTCCGTCACGCAGCTTGGCTGCGGAGGCAGCGGTGCGGATCGTGTTCAGGGTAAGGGTTGTCGCTGTGCTGACATTCCTGCCTTCCCACGGCTTTGTGCCATCGACTGCAATCAGATCCTCTTCCTCGATAGCCCCATAAGGGACTCCAGCGGATTCGTTGCAGCAAGCAAGTACACCAGTTAAGCGAGTGGTATCCCCGCCAGCGGCATCGTAGATGGAGCCAGCCAGGAGTTTGGTGAGACTCTTCTGAGCGCCAGCCGTTCTTTGCTGAACTAGGCTGACTTCAGCGTACCGGCCAGCGTTCTTCAGAGTGTCGATTCGATAGATTGTAGCGTTGCCGTAGCTGTGCTTCCAATCAAAGTACGCAGCGGTCACCGACTCACGATCATCGCTGACAACCGTGTCGCCCTTCTTGTAGAAGTGGGCTTCTTGGCCATCGTACTCTAATGGGATGCGGATCTTTTCGCCACCATCCGGCCTCTCCCACAGTCCCTTTTGCTGCTGCATCAGGTAAGTGAGAAGGAAGGAGGTGTAGAAATAGATGTCTACGGCCTTGCCCCCATCAGCCATGAAATAATCATTGGTGATGGACTCAAGTTCCTCGAACGGAAGTGCCATAGTAGATCCTCCCTACAGGAGCGATCTAACCACCACTTCGTTGCTTTTGTCTTTCCTCGCTTCGTTTCGCAAGAACAGTAGTCAGACCGCCGAACTTTTGAGTGTTTTTCAGTTCCTGGGGGATCTGACTCGCCACCGTACTCGATCCAGTTGCACTCGGCCCACTTGGGAGCGTTTGAGTTTCCCTTTTGGCCCTGAGATCCTTCTCTATCTTTTCCCGCTCGTCCTTGACCCCCTCGGCAATTTTATCCTCGATGGTCTTGGCTTGCGTTAAAGCTAGGTAGGCTGAGATGGCATTGTGACCGGGGTTCGTTTGCATATAACGCTGCAACTCACCTCGATCCCACATATCATCGAACTCAGGGTTTTCCTTGGCAAACTCGTTGAAGGTATGCTCGACTTGGGCCTCGTAGTTCTGGTTCTGCATTTCGCCTCGCAATTCGCCCGAAAGCTCATGCTTGGCTTGCTGCAGGACGTTGACGTAATAACCCTTGGGATCGTCTTGCTGCCATTCCAACATCTGCTCATCCGACATTTTGGCGATGTCCTTAAAAGGCAAATCTCCCGAAGGCTTATCCCCAGGCTTCTGTGTTTTTACCGACTCAAGTTCCGTTTCGAGCTTCGTGGCCTTGGCTTCTGCAGCCGCCATCTTCTGGTGAAGCTCTTGGAACCTGGGGTGCTTGTCGAACCGTTTGAACTCATCATCGGTGGTTTTACCCTTGCCCGAATCAGTCGGATCGGCTCCCTTGTCGGTCCCTTTGCCGTCTTTGGCCTCAGTCGCACCTTCCTGGTCACCTTCGGGTTTATCGCCCCCTTCAGGCGGTTGTCCTTCCTCTGGAATGGTCGGAATAGCCATATCCACAGTATGAACAAGGTCACCTTCTGATGATGCCTTCGGTGGGGACGAGTCACCGGCTGCACCGGATTGACCGGCATCTGTATTTAGCGTCCCTTGATCGTCTGACATACGGCCTCCATGTGAATTGAGTAAAAAAAAAGGCCCAACTCCCCCAAGGGAATCGAGCCTTTACTAGAATCCGCTCTTTCTATGCGGAGCTAGTCAGGGATCGGCTCAACGCAAGTCGTGCTTACGCTGAGTGATTGTTCGATGCTTTGTGAGGCGCATCGAATCCCACCTTGATAAAAATCAAGGGTGATTATTAGTCTGCCAGTAAATTCCAAATCTGTCAAATGCACGACATAGTTAGCGACCTTTTTTAGCGGGTCGCTGTTTAACCTTGGGCTTTTTGGCCCTTTTCTTGTTGGTGTCTTTTCCATCTGTGATAGTTTCTGCTTGGTTTCCCGCTTTCTTCCAATCTTTCTTCGGCCAAATCTCTACGGTACAGGTTTTGGCTGGAGTTTTGTGCTTGGGAGGGCAGCGAAAAACCTTATACCAAAATCATTGCCGGTCCCATCTCCGTCCGTATCAGCGCAATCGGCTGGATTATCCGACCAAGCGAACGTACTTTCTGCTAATTGCTCGTTGGTCCCATCCTCGATGTGGAGTGCCTTTACACCGACAACGTAGGAGCCTTTCTGGTTAAGCGTAATAGTAAGCTCGGTTGCCGTGATAGGTGGATCTGTAATCTTTGTTGGATTCGCATGATTAGGGTCTGTAGCCTTGTTTGCCAGCCACACTTCGTACTCAACATGAGTGCCAGCGGGGATCGGATCTCCATCGGTGTCAACGGGAACAGCGTCCCACATCACAGTTGCTTGATTGGCTGTTACCCACTCGATACCCCAGGCAGCGGTAGTGAAGGTGAAGAGAGCAATCACCAAAACTGAGACTGTTGCTAAAAACAATCCTCTGACTTTCTTAACTCCTCTGCGTAAACTCCTTCGTCTGGACATGGCTGTCTCCTCCACGATTTAGGTTTCCTCCTTAGATCCTTCCAAGCCAGTATGTTACCTCCTTTCGTATCTTTCTCGCCCATTAAGTGAACAGCGAACCCCCTTCTTAGGAAGAACTCAGGGGTTAGCGGTGTACGATAAACATCTTTTGGGTGCAGGAGTTCATCCTCACCGTTTTGGTATGGGTAGTTGCCCCAAGGATTCATTGCGACTAGAAGTTCGGTGCATACTGCTTCAAGTGAGGCAAGGGCGAGATCGATCTTTTTTACTTCCTCCAAAAGACCTGGGCCGTTAATCCACAAACCGACATCATAGCTCCTTCTAGCACCCAGGAGCCGCCCATTGCCTATATCGTCAATGTAGACATTTTGTATCCAGGGATATTTTTTAAGAACGGCATTGGCCCGATCCTCATCGATCTCGAAAACCTCGACTTGAGCATTGAAAAAGTCGTAGGCCATTGCCAGCGAATATCTAAAATCGAATTGCTCTATACTGGCTCCAACGTAAAGGAAGCTGCGCCTACTCCAAATCTGCGGAATGTAACTCTCCAGTTGCATCTGCCTAATCATTTCCGCATCACGTTGCTTGGGTGGTTCCGTCATAAGCGAGTTGCGATCATTCTCTGCCATCTTCTTTTTCCTTTCGTGGACATTTGTACTTTCGCTTTTTTGCTGGTACGGCCTTGGCCGATTTGCCTAAGTAATATGCTTCGTAAAAGCAGTAATGCTTCCCCTGCCACCCCCCATAGGCGGGACAGGGGTTACACGATTTCGACATGGGTATTCACTAACTGCCATATAAACTCACAACCCTTTAGCGCTGCATCCCGCAACTCTTTCATTTTTAGACCTCGCAAATCTTCGAGATCCTTAAATTTTGGCGTATAAGGGCCATAATAGATTGCCGGAACGTCCCAATAAACCGCTGCAACTCCAGGGTGATACCTAGCTGTGTGAACCATATCCAGAGTGCCGATGAAACCCATGAATTTTCTAGGCTGCAGTCTCATCCCAGGAATGCCTAGCTTTGGCTCATGTTCATAACCATCACTTGGATGCTCAAGAACCAGTTGGCAGTCATTCCCCTGGCCCATTTCATGTTGCATAAGAACTCCAGCCCTCATCTTCCTGGCTGTGGTAAACGATTTATTGAAGAGTTTCCTCTTGTCTTCTGGGTTCCACTCTTGAGGCTCGACTAGAAACGCAAAGTCAGGTGCGATAACCGGATGCCCCCCGGTAGTTCCCATGTAGTTCATTGCAGAGAATTTGCCTCTGGCTATGGCAGGGATCTTGACAACCATCTTCGGATCTGGCCGGTGGAAACTCGTTGGGCCATAGACGTAGTGGACATGGTGTGATTTTGCCTGGGCAATGTAGAAGGCTCTCATCCTGTCATAATCGTGGAGAGTCCCGCCAAGATCGACTGCTATGTCGGCCCATTGAAAAGCTACAGCCGATGCGTTGGGCCAAGTGAACTCATGCTCCAAGCTAGGCCACAAGGACTTGTCTTGCATCTCGTTGACAGCAGAGATTTTGGCATCTTGATCGAAGGTGCGGATACCGTTCAAAAAGCCCTCCATCTTCAACCGGCCAGCGACATCACGGCTGCTTGTATTCACTATCAGGTAATTCATCCTCGACCTCACGGTAGGCACAGGTGCAGACTTCCCTGTTCTCATCACCCCTCGGTTCACCTATGCAGCAAACAAACGGCCTCGACTTGCCCAAGGGACAGTATTCAACACCCTTCTCATTGACCGTCAAATAGAGACATTCCTCCGGCTTATCTTCTTTCCTGGGAAGTCGCAGCCCATTGATGTAGGGCGCTTTGCAGCAAACGCCACACAAGTTGCAGCGAACAACCTTGACCAGCGGTTTCTTTTGTCCTAAATGGAGTTGCATAACTCCGATAAGTTCGGTTTCGGCCAGCAAGAAAAGACGTTTGTTATACGCATACTTCGGGATCTCGAAGGTCACTCTCACAGGATCTCTCTCGCTCTCTCCAGGATCTCTTTAGGGGTGAATTGCCGACCTCCCTGGCCGGTGGCTTTCACGGCTGCGATTAGAAGTTGTTCGGCCCCTACCGCTTGCCAGCCTGTCTGAGTCGCTTGGCCCTCCGCTTTCGGGCCTGGGACTTGCCGTAATAGCTGCGCTCTACCGCCCTTAATTGGGCGTGGGCTTTCTTTTTGCTTTTGTGGCGGCCTAGAGTCCTTGTCGGACTTTTTACAGCGTATCCGTTTGTTTTGGCCACTCTGAAGGGCATTGAGTTCTCCTCTCAGGATGGATTGGAATAGAAATTCGTTGCCGTTTATGGACCTCAAAAGTTGAGTTGCCAGGGACTTGGATATGGCCCTGAACTCGATCTCTCCTTTTGCATCGTCCCTTGGTATCAGAATGTGGGTTAAATTTCTATTGCCATCCTTTTCCGATGCTTTTCCCATACTTCCCTGTTGACTTTCCTGTGGTCGGGAGGGGTCGGTTTTGTCGGGCGCTCTCCTGGATGCAACGGTCTGATTCCCTCACCCTTCATCCATCGTTTGTAGTTTGCTCTCGTAGGGTTTTTTCTAAATTCGACACAATGCGGTTTATGAGGATCTTTGTCAACGACATCAACGACTGATTTAAGCCATCCAGTATCTTCGTTAGCCGTAAAGACACCACCGCAAGTAATAAGGCGCTTCGATGGAGCATTACAAATCTCACACGCAAGAACTTCTTCCTCAATTCCAGCAATAACCTCGAATACATGACCACACTCCGTGCATTCCTGATCGTACAGGGGCATAATCCCCTCCTCAGAAAGAAACGATCCTTAGTCCAGCCAAGACAAGTTCAAAATCCATGAGATCCCCCAACTGAGGATACCCCAGGCAGAGAGATCACCAGGACTCAATCATGCCGTGTCGGCAACCTACCAGATCAGAAACCTCGCTGGCCATAAAAGCCCCAAGGGCCACCACAGGTAGCACCACCATTTCGGCACGGCAAGATCGGGATCTATCGCCTTGTCGATGATCCATAACAACGCTCCGGCAGCTAGGTAAAGGCTGGACAGAAACCACATCATTCGTTATCCGATTTCAGACCCTTCTCTACGAATGGGCCTTGTTCTCGTTTGTTGGCCGTTTTCGTGGCATCACCATTGCCACTATCAGCTTTCACATCGATCTCTTTCTCTCTGAGTTCCATTTCCTTGAGGAGCTTGGCCCTATCGATGGTGATTTTCTCCTCGTCAAACTGCACACCAGCAATCTTGACGGCTTGCTCCACCTTCTCCGTGTTGATTTGTTCGATAGTGAGTTGAGCCTCGGCATACAGTTTCTCTACTTCGGCCTCCATCTTCTTTGACTCGGCCTCTTGCGCTCCTCCCATCCCTTCTTCTGGTGCGGTGAGGAGTTCCTGGGCCGTGGGGATCTGACCATCCTCGAAAGCCCTGTCGAAATCCTTCATGTCCATTTGCTGGAGGTACTGCATGGCTTGCAGGAACTCATCTGGGAATCCCATCTTCTGCAGCTTCTCCAAAAGGTCGGCAAGTGGTCCCAGGCCCATGCGTTTCACTACCTGTTTCCACATTGGCCAATCCATGCTTTTCAGGAGTTCTGCCTGATCGATGGCCCCCATCTGGTAAAGGCCGATAGCTTCCTCTCTCTCTTGGACCTTCGAGCGTGGGAGGGTTGATCCGCTGACAACATTGAGCTTGGCAGGGATAATCATTTCATTGCCTTGGATGGCCTGAGTCATTTCCTCGCCATCCTGCTCGTATGAGATCCAGCGTTCCTGGGTGTACCAGTTCATCACATGAGAGAGGTACATTCGGCCCCGCTCCCGAACCATCTTCGAGTAGTTGCGGATCTTGCCACGGAGCATGGTGGCTGCACGTTCCAGCAAGGTGGCGATAGCCTTGTAAGCTATTACCTCCCTGCCTGGGGTCTGCGCTTGCTCCAACTCGAACGTCCCGGCCACCAAGAAGAAGAAGTCTTTATAAATCCCCAAAGCTGCGCTGAGATCCGCAAAGGGTACATTGGGAAGCTCCATGTACTTAATGGCCTCGCTAACCATTGAATTGGCTGGATTGATGATCCCTGGTGCGTTGGTGAACTCAGAGTTGTCTACTCCAGAGTCCTGGGGATTCTTGATCTTGAGTCTGGAGAGTTTGTCCTTAATCATCGTGAATTGGGAAAGAGTTTTATCCACCTCGATCTGCAATCCCTCTAGCTGTTCAAAGTCAGTCATGCCCCAAGGGTTGACCGGATCTGAGATGCTAGGAGTGATTGAGAAGGGATATTTGTCGAATAGGTAGGTACTCGCAGCTTGCTCTATGTCGAGATTGGGGTTGATGGAGGGATTCGGCCTGTCGGAGCAAACTATCTTGCCACCGTTACAGGTGGTGACGCATCTGATGTTACCTGGATACTTATCGTATTCCTTGTCACCCTCCTTAACCCTGGTGTAGTCTTTGCCCCAGGCTTCTACGATCAGTAACTCCTCCTCCTCGCCCCTGCTCTCCCCGCTGACATTGAGCATATTCTTAATCACACCGGAGAACGTGCTGAAATAGCCTTTTCTCTTATTCCTTTGGTTCGCAGTTACCTCTAGGCGCTCATCGCCCAACTCCTCTAGCACTTGCCGGTCACTCGTAATCTGCTCGGCAACCTCCGGCCAGCGCCTACGAGCTTCCCGCAAGGTCATAGGATAGTAATGCACAGCCAACTGAGCTTGCTGGATCTTCTTCGTCTTGCAGGGATACCAGCCAAAGTGGTAGGGGTCCACCACCTCGGTTTCCACCTCACCCAGGCCGTATTCCAACTCGGCATTGAACCGCACCTTCTCAATGCAAAGACCGTAGGTTTCTCCGTTTATGACGGAGAGTTCCATAACCGATTGCTGTTCCTGGTCCTGCCACCAGTATTCAGAGGTCCAGAGCAAAGAGTCAAATATCGCCTCTTTCTCTTCCTCTACTTCCCCAACTTGTCTGACATTGAAGGTGGGATTGTTGTCGGTAAGAGTGTTGACGGTACGCTGCCGGTGGGCGTGAAGTAGGTTGGCCGTAATGAGCGTGACCTTGCTGGAATCCTGCTTCCAATGCTTATTTTTGCCAAGCTCGTAGTTACGGTTCCATTTCCCTGGCAACCCTAACTCATTCTTAAATTTGACAATCTCTTCTAGGATCTCGAAGATCCTATAGCCTAAATCGGTGTCTCCTTCGGGTGGCAGTAGCTCTTTGGTAAGCTCCTGCGTGGTCCCAATCGTAGGAGAAGGGGTATCCACAGTCGCCATTTTGGCCTCCTAGTCCTTAGCCGGATGATGCCTTTCCATGTGGCGCTTCAAGCTAAATTGATGATTATAGCCATCAGGCGCACCTTTTTCACAGCCATCAACCAGACAAGGAAATGGTTTAGTGTCCTTCTCCTCCTCCTCCTTTGCGTCCAAAGCGATCCTTCGCTTTGCCTCCTCCGCTCTTTGTTCTGGAGTCATGTCCAGATACTTCTGTCCTGGCTCGACTTGGCCTTCACTTTCAACATCAGCATTCGGGCCATACTCCAGCTTAGTAGTTATGGGCTGCAATGTAGTTACTTGCCCATCCATAACAGGCGCAGGGATAATCCCCGCCCCAGGCTCCTCCTCCAGGTGTTCGCCTGGGACCGTGGGTTCCTCCTGCGTTTGAATCCTTGTGTGTATATCGCTATCGAGTCCTATCCTGTCAACGGCATCGATGTCAATGCGACTCATTATGTCTGTCATGTCGCCCCGATCAAGGGTTACTGATTTACGGTTGGGGCGCTCCATGATCTCTTTTGAAATCGTTGACCAATAGCCCTCTGCGGTGAGTATTACCCCCTCGCTGAAAAAGGGCCGGTTACGACAGTAGGGACATCGCATATCCCTCCATTCCAGGCCGGAGCTACGAAACGGTGGGGGGAACCCATGCACCGGATCTTTGGAATGAAACATGGCCCCTTTGATTGGTTCCTCGACCTCTTCTTCCCAGAAGTTTCCAATATGCTGCCGACACAACTCGCACATCAGGGCTTTCTTTCCCACTAGCTTCCCCCCTTCACCATGTTTGGTAGGTCTTTTTCGACCATCTTGATTAACTCGACCTCCATGCCCCATTTAACAAGGCTAGGGACAACTTCCGATGGAGCAAGGTTCTCATGGGTAGCCCAGGCTCCAGTTTGATGGTTGACCCTACGGAGCGTAAAAAGCCCTCCAGGCTGCGGATCGATATAGACGCTGCCGACATGATTCATCTCGGAATCGCAGCAATCACAGTACATATTTGATATGCCTTTCCGGCACAGTAGTTAGAATAAAATCACCAATCGGAGAGGGTATGGTGAAGTCCCACTCCTTTGCTTCGGGTATGTCAATGACCGTGCTATCGAAGTATTTAGCTATGTACTCCTCTATCTCAGCCTTGGTGGCCAAGCGTCTGCGCCCCAAGCCCTCGTCCACCAGGACGGTCAGGGATACCTGTTTAGCGTCTGCTAGCTTCATAAGCGTTCATCCTATGTGGTCGGGATGCCTTTCTTCTCATCTTTATCGTCCTGCAAGGCTTCCAAAAAAAGATCACCACCAGGATCTTCGGTGGAACCCTGGTCCCTTTTCTTCGGAGCCTCAATGGATCTGAACGGACGCTCTGCGCTGTTACGGCCCATCCAGTAGCCGATAAGGAGGCCGATTATCAAGACAATGCAATAAGACATTGCGCTGAACAATGCTGACAATTCCTTCACCATTCCCGCATTCACTTCGATGCCTTCTTCTCCTTGATCTGCTGCATGAGAGTAGTGCGCTGCAGCTTCAAGAGATCGAGTTCTCCTCGCAACTCCCGCCACCTGGAGTCAAGGTTGCAGTCCCGGCCTTTTTTCGCCAGTTTTTGTTCCAGCCACATGAGTTGCTTATCTGTCTGGATGATGGCGCTGTTGGTTTCTCGAAGCTGGTCGTTGAGCGTATTGACCTGGATCTGATCGGCTATGGCTACCACCTCAGACTTGGTGGCAAAGATAGCCAGCGCTCCGAAAACCATGCCGACAATAACACAGAAGGTCAAAATCGTGTCGAGCTTATTCTTCAGCTTCTCAAACATCAGTCACCTACCGTGGGAAGCATCACCCCATCATCGTATTCTTCAGCGTCAAATCCCCTCGCCCCTCCCTGAATGATGTCTATCGTGCGTTCATGCTCGAAGAGTACATCTTTAAGAAAATCATCAGTCTTGGGCTTGTAGAGATTTTCAATCCGCTTCTCATAACTAGATTTCTTGAGTGGTCGGAGTTTCGGGGTTATGGGCCTCGCCATGAAGATGTGACACGCCTCATCGTAAATATGATCCTCCATCGTAGTATCGACATCTTCGACATTTCCAGGGTCGGTCTGCAGGAGCGGGATCGTGCGGATGAACTGAGTGCAAGTGCTGTAAATCTGGACCATAGGTGGCCCCTCTTCGTGAATCCTCAGACGCTCATGGAACTGGCGTATTTTAAGCTCTCGGCTGGCATCGCCCTTGCTGAAATATAGGTGATATTTTTGAAAAACCTCCATAGTGCTAACGCCTTGACCGCCCCCTTTATAATCCGGCTTTTTGTTCCAACAGTCATGGCCGGCAATGCGTAGAATCTTACGCCTTGGCGTTCTTGAGAGCCAGGTATCGCCATCATTTCTCAAGCCCAAGGCAACTTCCCGGTTGATGATATTTTCTGCAATCTCGGAGTCTGTGTGTCGGATGCCTTCGTTTGGCAAGCCGTTCCATCCGTAAAACTCGCCAAAACGGAAGAGTCTGCTATCGGCATCAGCCCACCACCAGCCATTGGAATAGGGCGCTCCAAAGCCCCAATCAAACGTATGGTACACCTGGGCGTTCTCTGGGATCGGGAGTTGCGGGACAACATGGTGATCCCTGGAGAAGTGAAATGCTTGCCCCATGAATATGTCCCAATCCCCATCCTTGTAGGCCGTCCTGAAAGGTTCCGGTAGAGCGTCCAGGCGGTGAACATACTCAGGGTCGGTTCGCATGAGGATTTCATTATCCTGAAGCAAGCCAGGGATGAAACACCGCATCATGCCCCCTTCTCTGGGGATAGCCCTCCTGTACTTGAAAGGCTTTACGAAATCGACCCATCTGCGCTTAACGAACTCATGGCCAACGCCACCAGGGTTACTGGCGCATAGGATGCCTGGGAGGCGATGTCGCCATTTCTCAGGAATCTCCAGAGTGCATCTGACTCTGGCTCGAACGTAGTCATACATGAACTCGGTGAAGGTTGTTAATTCATCGATCAGGAGCAAGTGGATCTCCGCACCCTGATAGTTGAAGATGTCCTTCTCATGTTGGGCATGACTCATGTGGATAATCGAGCCGTTGGGAAACTCCCATCTCCTCTTTTGGTCCCGATACCTTGCGTAGCCTAGTGGATATTCGTGGAGTGAGGGAAGGATGTGGTTTTTTTCAAGCTCTGGATATGTCCTACGGAAGAGGTAGACCTGGAGGCCGTCAATGCGGGTTGCCCAATACAAAGCCTCCTGGCGCAAGGCGTGTGACTTCCCAGGACCGGCTGCGCCACCGTACAGCACTTCGTTTGCTGCACACTTGTGGAGCATGGCCTGTTTGGGTTGAGGCACATATTCCGATTGGAAATCAGCTTTCGACATCGATCAAATGCTCGGCCCCTGAAATGCAAGCGTTCGGATCATCCTCATCGGGTGGGGGGTCCGGCTCCGGCATCATGCTTTGAAAAACAATCGTCTGGAATTGGTTCCTGATGATACTCGGCTCCGGCTGATGTCCATAGAGCTTGTTGTGACTTTCCCTGGCTCTCTGCCTGATCGGCATATCTCTCCCGCTAAACTGGAGAAGTGTCTCGATGTTCCCTTCAACGTCCCGAAAAACACCGATCACCTTGTAGTTGGCGGGAATCGTAGTCTCATCTTCGATCCGGCCCTTAACCTTGATATGCTTCACATACTTGGCATTTAGCTCGGCCTTTCCTCTTTGAGCGAGAAATGTCTCATCAATACCCTTCTCCCTGGCCACATCGACATAGGAGTGCATCACTTCGTCAAGCATTTCTTCAGGCGTTGGATTTACTGCCTCTACGATTATCACTTCGTCCATTTTCTTTTCCATCTAATCATCATCCCAAAAAAATAGGGGAGTTGTCAAATTAGAGAACTCCCCCACGTTTTATCAGCCAGCTAAAAATCAGCCTCTTGTAGGTAAACCACTTACTTTGTATCTTGGCTTTTGGTGGTCGGGACTTGAAGGCACTTCTCATAAAAAGAATGCCAGCTTCGTACATCTCTTTCCGATATTTCTGGTCCCATGTATTTTCTGCAATGCCAAGGAATTTGGCGATTTCGTCTGCACCATCAAGTCTCTCTTCGTGCTTGTACCTCTCCACATCTTCTGCTGTGAGCTTTCTTAGCGTCAACTTGACAATACTCCAGGCTTTGTGGGATATAAATAGCGTCCGTAACCCACATACGCTCGGCCCGAAGTGACAGCCGATCTGTTCACCCACAGATCGGCTGTTCTTTTATCGTACAATTATTTTGGTACGTCTTTCAAGACTTCTTTGGTTTCCTCCTCCAATCTTTCCTCCATAACGCTGTCAACGGTGACTTCTGCGGAGTCAACTTCCAACTCCTCGCCCTCGACAGAATCGGTGACCTCCTCAGTCTGACCTTCAGGAGGATCGGTAGTCTCCTCGGTTTCCGGCTCCCCTCCCTCGACCACTCCCGATTCCGGCTCGGCTGTATCTTCACCACCGGCCACCATCTCGTCTAGGATCT